TAGCTTCTAATGCAGACCAGGCAAAAAAGGTTTTCTTTAGCTATATAGTTACATATCTGAAGATGTGCAAAGATCCTGAAACAAAACGTAATTGGTTTGCTACTAGGAATTTTTGGTGGGATGTTGGTAAAAATGATTTTGTATATATGGATTTAAGAGAGAAAGATGGTCATATACAAAAAGGTCAAGTTGATTTCGGTAGAGGTATAAAGTGTCACAGTTTAACATCTGAGAGATTTACTGCAGAAGGTTTGAACCTTATTCTTGCTATTATGGATGAATTCGGTTCCATGCGGCCTGAAAAGGTTTTTGGTGATACAGAAAGACTGATTGGTCAATATGACTCATTAAGTGCCACTGTTAGAGCTACTTCTACTAAGAGGTTTGGTAAATTATTGGTTATGTCTTACAAGTACGGTAAAAATTGTCCTATGTCTATGCTAATAAAGAGGAATAAAAAGGATCCAAAGAAGTTTGTTAAGGTATATTCTGTGTATGATGTTAGAAAGGATGTTGAAGAATCTAAGTTAAAAGAGATGTTTGCTTCTGAGTATCTTAAGGATCCAGAAAAAGCTGCAATGATGTATGAGTGTAAAGAACCTCAGACTGATGTCGAGGCTCTCTATAGTAACATCTTTATTCTTAAGAGGGCATTTGATACAGCTGGTAAGTATACAGTAAATCCTATAAGAAATAAACTTGTTACTATTGATAATATAAGTGTTGGTGCAGACAAGTTATTAGAAAGTTGGTTTGTTGGTGACCCAAATAAATACTATACAATACATTTTGACTTAGCTAAAGGCAGAGTGTATAAGAAACAGGATGCAGCAGCTTTGGCTATGGGTCATATAGAAGAGATGAAGTTATCTTTTGATAAATATTGGGTAGAGTTCTACAAAAAGTTCTATGGTGTAGATTTAACTGAGTTAGAAGGCCAAATAAGGTACGGAGTGGTAATAGATTTGGCTATACAGATTGTTTGTACTCCTGATGATCAGGAAGTTAGATTATCTGAAGTAAGACAATTTGGAATAGATTTGAGTAGAAAAAGAGGATTCAATATATTTAAGGCAACTATAGATGGATGGCAATCGGTAGAAACTGTACAGGAACTAAATAGGAATGGTCTGGAAACAGAATTGTTATCTGTTGATAAAACTCCTGTTGCTCACCATACTATGAAAGACTTTGTACAATTAGGATTGTTCAAGATATATGAGCATCCTATTTGGGAAAGAGAAACAAGTGAGTTAGAAGATCTTGGTAATAAGGTTGATCACCCAGAGCTTTCTACTAAGAGGTTTGAATTGGAAGGTTATGAACATGGTAGTAAGGACGTAACAGATTGCACTGCTGGTGTTTGCCATACTTTGTCTAGTGAAATGTCTGAAGGTGGAGATATTCTTTTTCAGTGAGTGAGGAAATATGACACCAAAAGAAACAGACACTGTTAATGAAGGTGTGAAAGAAGTTGTTGAAAATTTAGTAAAAGATGAAGATGATAAAGATGAATCACAAACTTCAGCAGGAGAGATAAAAGATAATTTGATATCCATTAAGAATGATTTATTGAAAAAGGAAAGAGATAAGAAGCTTAAAGATCAGAGAAAATCTAATGTTGATCAAGTATTGAAGGCTAAGAGAAATAAGATGTTGAATAAGATTGTAGGTTTTGTTACATTTCCGTTCAGAGTTAATTCTTATGTGAATATAATACAGAATATTGAGCCATTATTGTTTGTGCTATTTGTAGATGCTCTTATGCTATTTTTCATTTCTGCTTTAGGTTATATTCTTTATACAGTGTATACAGAATGTGATACATATCAGAAATTACTTGGTTGTACAATAGTAGCTATACTTTGTATATTTGCTCAAATGTATGTGAATCCTGCTAGTACACCTAAGTCAAATGTAGAAGGGGATACTGAAACAACTGAACAGGAGAGTTAATGTTTACAACTTCTCGCCAACTAGTTAAATCTTCTGGTAGATTGAAATATAGTGATTATATGACTGTTAATCCTGTTGGTAGTTTATACAATGCTAATATTGAAGAAGATGAGTTCAGAGTAGATAGAACATTCATGACTGATGCATACAAAGTGAATGCATACATTAGAGCTATTGTTGATAGAACTGTAGATAGATTTGATCAGGTAGAGTTGTTTCCATTGCCTTTGAATGTTAAGGCTGATGTTAAGTCTGGTAATTATCCTGATAAGATTAAGAAACAGATGGAGTTGGTATATAGTTTCTTGATGAAACCTAACTATGATGGTGAAAGTTTTAGTTCATTGAAACGCAAAGCAGCTACTGATATTATGATATATGATGAGGGAGCTATACAGATAAACAAAGGTATAACTGTTGAGAATAATAGCATTCCTTTTGAATTAACTGCTAATGTTAGTGGTGAAGAGATATATGTAAATGCTAGAAAGAATGGAACACTTAGAAGTGGTAAAGCATTTGTTCAGTTAAGAAATGGTAGAGAGATTGCTCGTTGGGATAAGAGTGAAATGATGAACTTCATTAGGAATAGACGTGCTGGATACGCTAACGGGCTATCTCCTATAGAATCAATAGCTGATGCTATTATTGGTGACTTTGAGGCTATGAACTATAACAATACATTCTTTGCTAACAATGCACGCCCTAATATTGCATTCTTGTTTAATGAACTTGGTTTTGGTCCTGGACAGTCTGCCATAGCTAGAGCAGAAAACTGGTATTATCAGAAACATAAAGGTAAGCCACACCTTCCTCTTTTTATGGGTACACAGAAGGGTAAGGTTGAGATAAAAGAGTTAACAGTATCAAATAAAGATATGGAGTTCTCTAATTGGACTCTTATGTTGATATCAAGAATTATGGCTGTATATGGTATGCAACCAATGGTGTTAGGTATTCTTACAGATACTACTGGAAAGCTAAATTCTGAAGTACAAACTGAACAGTATAAGAGGAATGCCATTATACCTCTTATTAAATTGTTCTGTAATACATTTAATTCTACATTCTTGTGGAATGATGATAATTTGAATATGGATAATATCTACTTAGCTTCTGCTAACTTGGATATTGATGATGAAGAGAAGCAGTCTAAGATTTGGGAGATTTTCTTGAATACTGGTGTAGTTACTATAAATCAAGTTAGAAGTGAATTGCGTATGCCTCCAGTACCTTGGGGCAATGAACCGTTTGTTCCTTTGAACTATTCTCCGTTGAGCATACTTGAAGATTGGCAGAAGTCTAGGATAGAAGCTAATATGAAGAATAAGCTGAATAATGGTGGAGATGATAAACAATATAATGGTAAGCCTGCTGTTAAGCCTGTTGCCGGTAAGAAACCAGTAGTGCCTGCTAAGAAGATGATTGATGATGGAGAATATATGGCAAAGAATTTTAAGCTTGCAACTGGTCTTAATGAAATTGAACCTTCTGAGATTATATCTGCATTTGCTAGTATTTTGAAGAAGCGTGAAAGTGATAGAAGTACAGTAACTGTATTAATGAATTCATCCCACAACGTGGCAAAAGGATTTGGACTTGAATGGGACAACATAATGAAGCACCGTTAGTCTATCCTTATACTGATAATAGTAATTATCAGAAATATGGATTTCTTGATGTTGACAATGGTTTGATATTTTCTTCATATTTCATCAAAGCTAAAGATGAAATTTGGAGAAGTTTTATTGTTAGTAATTTGAGACAAATTGGTGATGCATATTGGCTTGCTATGAATTTGGATAATACTTTGGTAAGGAATCGCACTCGGAAGTTATCTACATTTTTGCGACATATGTGGGTACAAGAAGATACCAATGTTGTACATATTATGTTATCTGCAGTAAATTTGTTGAATGATAGTTATAATGAATCTGATCTTATAGGTAAGATCATTAATGACATACTTCCTAATGCTGGGTATAAAAAGCATCATATTGATAGCAAGTATATATGGAAATTTAAGCTAAGAAATGTTTTTGATATAGGTATAAATAAGTTATTTGTTATGAAGTATATTAGTAATAGGTTTGATAAGGATGCTACATGGAAAGAGATAAAAAAATACTGTTACCTTAAAGATGGTAAATGGAGATGCAAGAATAATATAATGAAGCAGCAAGTCAATGAAACAATTTCTTCTTACTTGAAGAATGGAGGCATTGTGGTAGAAACCAACGTGGATCTTGAGTTCAGTACATTTATACCGTTGTCAAAGTCTGCTACTAAAGAGGGAACATTAGAGATTGATTCATATTTGGCTAAGTCTGATGATGGTAAGAAGTACAGAATACAAGGTGTTGCTTCTGATACTAGTGAGGATACAGATGAAGAGCGTATTACAGAGAACTTCATATCTGCTATGAAGAAGCAGGTTATTGGGCTTCCTCTTAAGGTTGGTAGTCATTTTGGTCAGGATTTAGATAGTACTGTTGGTGTTATTACTGGTAAGGGTGGAACTTCTGATAAGCTGTATATAGAGGGTGAGTTGCAACCGCCTGAAGATAACATTAATACAAAGAAGATAATGGATAAAATGAAGATTGGTATTAAGTATGGGTTCTCTATATTTGGTAAGGTTACTCGTTTGTATAGAGAAGTTGATAAGAAAACTGGCAAAGAAATGATACATCTTGATGATGGAGTTTTGTCGCATATACTTATTACTGATCAGCCTGCTAACAAGAATACATTTGCTCAGGGAATATTCAAGAGTTTAGATATGCAGAAGATACGTGGTGTTAAGAGGGATGTTAGTGTAGATGGTGGCAATGATTATAAACATAATTCTAATTTGTCAAAGAGTGAGCCTGCTATAGATGAGTTAGGTGAGCTTCCTGTACAAGCTTACCCTATTGAGTATAGCACTGGTACGGTGGAGAAGGAATTTCCCCATCATTATATCCAGAATGGTCAGCTATACTTACATAAGGGTATGCTTCTCAAGAGTTATTTGAAAGCTAAGAAAGATGCTGCTAATAACTTCGTTATTCAGCATCTTCTGAATCATATACATGTAGTGGGCCTTACAAAGACAATAAGTGATCTTGAGAATATAAAGACTGGTATTGATGATATTCAAGAAGTCCAGGGAAAACTGTCTGAATTATCTGTCGTATTAAAAGGTCTTGCAGATTCTGTTACTGCTGTAAAGAAACTGCATAATACAAAAGAGGAAAAGATGAAAATAGTTGCTCCTGTTATTTCCGATGTGGCACAGAAAATTTCTGCTATAATGGAACGTGTGTACGGAGAAGAAACAAATGGGTAAGAAGCTTACGTCTGATGAGATTACTGCTCTTCTGGTGAAGAATGTGACTGATGTTCTCGGCAATGATGAAGAGCAGCATGATAGCAAGGATAACTCTGTTATTACAAAGCAGATCTCTGCGCTTGCTAAGCAGGTTTCCAATCTGACAGACTTCGTGTCGAAGAATGTTCAGGTTGAGCAGCCCAAGACTGTTGCTGAGCAGATTGAGGAAGGTATCACTGCTGCTATGGCCAAGATTACGGCCAAGTCTGCTGATAAGACTGGTACAGAGACTGATGAGAACAAGAAGATTGGTGAGCTTACTGCTAAGGAACTGGATGATCGTATTGGTGCAGCTATTGCCAAGAGTCTGGAGAAGGTTGTCCAGAAGCCTGCAGGTAAGGGTAAGGGCAAGGACAGCAATCTGATTGATATGCTTGTTAGCACTATTGCTAAGTCCAATGGTATCAGTGAGGAAGAGCTTGCTAAGGAAGATGATGCAGAAGAGATGGACGCTGATGAAGAGGCTGATGAGGATCTTGAGAAGTCCGCTGCAAAGTCTGGTAAGAATGGCATAAAGATTGAGACTGTTGAGACGCATGACCAGCAGGGCAACGAGATTCCTCTGGCAAAACGCCAGAGCATGCAGCAGCTGGATGACTATATTGGTAGTGTGATGCAGTCCAAGATGCACCGTAGCTAAAATTTGATGAACTAAGTAAATAAGTCCAACACTCACCACACTAGGTTTTATTTCTAAAATGTTTGGAGAAAGATATGAAAGTTACTGTTAAGAACCTTCGTCAGTTGCGCAAGCAGCTTATGAAGGCTATTACCATTGGTGATACGCCGTTTGGTCGTGGGTCAAGTGGTCACATTGCTCAGCCTTTCTTGCCTGACCCTCTTGCTGCTACATTTATTGATATTGTGAATGAGTACAACAACTTCCGCAAGGTGTTCCGCACGATTCCGATGAAGAGCCGTGTTCGCACAATTCCGAAGTTGCTGTCTGGTACAAAGGTGTACTATCAGAGTGCTGAAGCCACTGAGGGTCAGGAAACCAGCTTCACTGCTGGCTCCATCGAGATGGTGGCTAAGAAGCTGTTTGCTTGGATTGAAATGTCTGAAGAGACATTTGAGGATGGTGTGCTGGATATGCGTTCCATGATACGAAATGTGTTTGCCCGCGGTACGGGCGAGTGGGAAGAGAAGGCTTTTCTGACTGGTGATACTGGTCACACTCCCACTACTGCAAATGAGGATGCTGCTGGTGATGGATATGGTGATACATGGTTCAATAAGGATGCACGGCTGGCATTTGACGGCCTGCTCACAATTGGTGTTGAAGATGGTGTTAACTATAATGTCAATGGAAACTGCACTGTGGATGTGTTCCGTCAGGGCATCTACAAGCTGGGCCGTTATGGCCGGCAGCAGTCCAAGTTGTTTACATTCCTGAATCCGTATTCGGCCAACCAGCTTCTTGCTGATGATGATCTTCGCACGGTTGACAAGTACGGCCAGAAGGCTACTATTCTGACTGGTGAGATTGGTGAACTGTTTAACAAGTGGAAGATTACACAGACTGATTACATCCCCGAAGGCTATGGCGTTTCAACTCACGTTGATAACGTCATCATCGGTGACCGCCGCAAGATTAAGTTTGCGGAAGATGAGATTATCAAGAATGATAGCACCGTCTGGGCAATCTCGGAGCGCGTTGCTCTTGAGGTTGAGTATGATGATGCAATCCTGGTAATGTCAGGTCTGACAACTGGTACGTCATCCTAGTACTGGTTTTTTGGACTAGATATAAGGGAGTGGGGAAACCCACTCCCTATTTCATATCATATCAAATAAAATACAACTTTAGGTATAGAGTATATTAGAGCTATAGAAGGAGACCATATTATGAACAAGTTAAGGTGTAATAATGATTCCTGATAAAAATTTGTCAGTATCTAAGGCCAAAAGGATGTTTAGAAATATGACACCAAGGCAATTACAGAGACGTACAAAGATGCCTGTAGGTACTGCCAGAAATTCTGATAGCAGGCAGAGTGTAATCAAGATAGGTGGTAGATCAAGAGTAGTGAGAACAAAAGAAAAATTGTTGATTGAAATCTTCCAAGAAGATATGGGTAAAGTGGACTTCTCTACAGTAGAGAAGTTTTTTGTTTTGTCTAATTCTCCAATATTAGAAGATGGCAATAAAAAATATGGCGAATTATATGAATTGAAACCAGCCAGAAGAAAGATGTTACACTTTGCATTATTTATGAATAATATAGGTCACTATAGCGGGGGAAGATACTATCTTGTTCAAATAGCAGTTATGTTAGCTGAGATGGGTCATAAGGTTACTGTAGTTACTGATCATCTTCCATTCTTTATGAAGGACTTTAGATATCATGATTATGAAGATAATTTGGAATTTGTTGCAGAAGAGAGATGCAGGAAAACTAAGTGGATGTTACAAGCAATTGAAAATTCATTTAACTTCATCATAGAGAGTCCGCTAGTCAGGGCTGGTTTTATGTATGCTAGAAAATGGTCTTTGCCACTATATGCTTGTTTATTTGAATCTCCTAATTATGTAAGTGAATACCGTCAAGGTAATGATTCTACAGAAGAGTATTGGGCGCCATATAAGAATGGAATAATCAGAGATGCTAATAGTGTATTGTGTTTATCTGACCACGCTATGCTGAAAGCTAAAGAATGGTTGGATAAACAGTATAATGGTTTGTTTCATAAAGTGGCACCTTGTATTAATACTAGGATAGCAGATAGAGTACAATGTGATGTTGTAAAGAATGAGATTGTATTTGTTGGTAGACATGTTGGATTTAAGAATCCGAATGATATCATATTAGCAGTATCTAGAATCCCAGAAAAAAATCGGCCTGTCATAAATTACATAGGTTCCCATAGCGGCAGTCTAAGAGAACAGATGGTTACATATGCATTATCTGTAAATGTGACCGTTAAGTTCTTTGCTAACATAACTGATGAAGAAAAGTTTTATTTGATTAAGAGGTCTAAGATGATGGTGTTCCCTTCTGTCTTTGAAGGTTTTGGTATGGGCCCTGCTGAAGCGTTATATTGTAAGAAACCAGTAGTGGCTTATGACATCCCTGTTCTAAGAGGGGAATATGGAGATGCTATACAGTATGTAGATATGAACAATATTACAAAATTGTCTAAAGCAATAATGGATATTCTTGATGATAAAAAAGAGAGTAGGAAGATAGGGGAAAAAGGATTCAAAGCATTCTATAGCGATTCAAAGCCAATTCCGTGTCTTCCTAGCACTATGAAAAGGTCTTTACGGAATACTTTTTATGGTGGTAGTGATTTAACAATTACTGCTGGAATGATAGCAGTTAATGCTTCAGATACAATATTAACAGCATTACTTTCTATATATGATTTTGTTGATAAGATAGTTATTGTTGAGGGTGCTGTTGAAGATTATGCTAGAGTGAATCCTCAGTATATATCTGGTGTAGGTAGCTGTGATGATACAGTAGAGTTGATTCGTAACTTTCCCGATCCATTTGGTAAGATAGAGTTGGTACAAAATAGTAGATTGTATAAGAACAAGAATGAAATGCAAAATGAAATAGCAGAAAGAATAGAAACAGATTTATACTTGAAGGTAGATGCTGATGAAATATTTATTGAATCTGATGTAGAATATATGAAGCGTAATTTTATGATGGATAAACAGCTTTGTATACTGTCTATCCTTAAACATGAATTTTGGAAGGATTTGAATACTGTTGCTACAGGTGGTATATGGGATAGGCCACAACCTAGAATGTGGAGATGGGATAAACATTGGAGACATCCAGAAGATGTAAAGACTGGATTTAATTTCTATATTGATAAGAAGGGTAACAAAGTTGCTCCACCAGATTATAAAGCTATGATGTTGATGGAGAAGCTTTGCTATCATTTAGGGTATGTTGGTAAAGATGATCGTATAAATAGCAAGATACGTTATTATGCAGGTAGAGGAATTGAGACTAATGTGAAGAATGTATATGCTGATTGGAAACCTGGAGATGCTACTAACAGCACTAATCCTAATGGTACTACGGCTGCACCGTTTGCTGGAACACTACCAAAGATTCTTCAGAAGTGGTATATTAAGCAAATTAAGATTGATGATGTTAAAGAATCTTTGGAGAACAATATAAATATGATGAGTAGTCCGCCAAAGAGGAAATGAAGGGAGAATGGATGATTTCTACCTACAAGTGTATTAGAGTTAAGAATGAAAAGAAACCA